AATAGAGTTTGATATTGGCCATGAGCAGCAGACTCACGAAGAGCACGCTGTGTGTTTTCGAGAACTACCGCAGTGACTGAACGGCGGTGAGCATCTTTGATTGAAGGAAGATCTTGGTGGTCGAGAACGGCCCCCCACTTCTTCTGTAGTTGTTCAGCTAGATACATTTTAGAGTTTCCCTTTCTATGTTAGGTTATCTGTATTTATAAATTTTTATCTTTTAACGGTGCGTGAGATTGCTTGAGCATATCTATTGACATCTGGGTCGTAAGCCTTTACACCCTCAGTAATTGTTTCACTCTCAAAAGTTTCTTCTTCAATATTTGTGGTTGGAGTTGACTTCTTTGAGAAATATGTTTCTTTCACATATGACAGCTTCTTTCTATAAGAATCAATATCACCATTGAAATCAATTCCCTCAGCGAGTGCTGCAAACTTTTCAGCTTGAACCATAGTAAGATCATCAGCCATTTCTTCTAAAATGTCTGCTTTCTTAGATTCGGTTACCATTACCTTGAGTTCTGCATTCTCAGTGATGGATTCATCAAGCATTGTTTCTAGCTCGTCTACTTTGGCGGCCAGTTCTTCAACTACATCAATTTTTTCTTCTGGGATATCAATGTAGTGCTCAGCGAACAGACCTTTTAGTCCGTCGATGAATTCTTCCATAATCTCGTTGCGGAGAGAAGATTCAATAGCTACTTCGTTCTCTTTCATCCAATTCTCAACCACATAATCAAGATATGTGTCTAACTTCTTTTCTAGAGCTTCTGCAATCTCTGTAACTTCTTCTTCAAGTCTAGCTTCGTATTGTTCTTCAAGACGTGCTGCTTCAAGTGTGAGTCTTGCATTTACTGCTGCTTCAAAAAGTGTAGAAGCTTTATCTTTAAATTCTTCTGATAGTTCTTGTCCGTCAAACATTTCTTCAACATCTTCACGAACATTTAGTTTTGGCATAGCATCACGAGTCTTTGGTCCCTTGCCGGTCTTCATATCTACTGTAGAAGCATTTGCATCGGCGCTAGCGCCTGATGGTAAACTATCTGCTTCTTTTCCGATAAGAGCCATAGCTTGTGTGAACCACTTTGTTAAATCATCCTTACGCATTGAATGCATTGCACCAATAACTGAAGTCATTGCTTCAATCTTTGATTTTGGATCTGCTACAGTACGTGATCCTGGCTTCAAAGTTTCGGATGCAACTGATTCATCAAGTTCGTTTAGATCTTCTTGATCAATAGTTTCTAATTTATCTGACATTAAAGGTCTCCCTAAAAGATTTGAAATATTTATAAAAGATTATTCTTTGACGAGAGAGACTTCATGTAACTCTCAAATATGCTAAACTTATTACGTTCAAGCTCGTCCATTGACATCTTTCTAATGTTTTTTCTAGTTTCATGTAATCTCTGTTCAATCCATGTATCTTTGACAGAATCATAAACCCAATCAACATTTTCCATAATACCTTTAACAAAAGCATCTGGCGCAGAAGGATCAGCTACAATATCAGCAGCAGTAGCTAGACGAAAGTCATCTTGAACTTCCATAATACCCATTTTATTTGGTTTTAATGAGCCCATACCACGGGATGATACACCTAAATTAGCACCAGATTTAAGTAATCCTTTAGCAATATTTCCCATTGGTGTGTCTGTAAGTTTTGCTTTACCAATGAAATTTGATCCATCTCGTTTGAGCTCCGTAATCATATGAGAAACTCTATCAAGATTGATCTGCGGGCCCGCAGGATGGCCAAGTTCACCATATGCTCTGTTATTTTTTACAACTTCATTCATATAGCGATCTACTTCACGCTCCATAATTGGCATCGGATAAACTCTACCATTTCTATTTTTTACATCAGCTTGAAGAAATACACCATGGATATAATGATCCTTGGTTCCATCTTCTTTAGCTTCCGTAATAAATTCAAATTCGGTTGTTTCTTCTAGAATAAGTTTCATTTTAGCCTCTATAAGCCGATGGTGTAACATTCACGGCGGTATTTGCTGAAATCAAATCTGTTGGATTCTTCTGTACAAAAATATATTGATTTGCCGGAAGAACAAAAGAAGCATATTGTGTAGTTGAATTGGAATATAAATTGATCTGTGCTGCAGCAGTGGTTGATACAAATACAATACTTGTGTTATTTACACTATTTGCGGTGGTAATAGAAAAAGCATTAGCACTTGCTTTGATTATATTCATTAGACATTTCTTCCTGTATTTACATCAGCCGAGAAATTAGGGTAGGTATTTCTTGGTGCACCAGACATGTCAACACCACCATCGTATGGTGCAGTTTGTTCTTTTTCTGGTTTATCATGATCGCCATAAAGCATGTAATCATGCACGGCTGTAACGTTATCTTTAGCTACTGCAATCTTTGCCTGAACCCATGGCTCTACTACTTGATCATCAGAAAGGTGCATTGCTAATGCAAGTGCTTTATTAGCTAATGCTCTAAGTTGTGTCTTTGCCATTTCAGCAGATTCATCGTCACCACCTAGAAGAGGAACAGCAAGAGATTCCTTGATTGCTTTTGCACATGCAGCATTTTCATGAACTGGACAATACTTACCTTCTTCTGTCATATTGCATTTTGTTTCTTCTTCAAATGCTTTGGCTGCAGATCTATATTTTTCAGCCTGGGATTTGTGATGTGCAATATCAGAACTTTTCTTAGAATGTGTAGCATACTTCATATGATAGTCAGCCATATGACCGTACTGTGCTTTTTTATCACCAGCTTTTTCTGCTTTTTTAGCAGCCATAAGTGAGTCCATTCTGTCATTAATTTGCTTTTGAGTAGCTTCTTCTAATGATTCATAGACTTTCATGGCTTCATCTTCTTTATAGCCATGACGTTTTTCTGTTGCTTTATTTAGCACATATTCTGTTTTTCCTTGGTAAACATCATCATTGTTTCCAACTCTATCAGCATGCTTTTCAGTCTTGTGTTTTGCAACAAAATCTTGTTCTGCTTTAGCTTTTGGAGCATAATCAACACCAGGATCTTTACCGGTGGATCCAGGGACTATTCTAGAAGCTTTAACTCCCTTTAAAATATCATTCAGTGTTTTCGCCATCTTCCGTATCCTCTATATCTATTTCTTCTTGCTCAATTTTATTAAACATTCTTTGAGCTACTTCGATTTTTTTGTCGTTGATAGCGGTTTCTAGCTTAGACGAGATAATATCATTAAATGCAGCTTCAAATTCCGCAGGTCTCTGTTGTGAGCTAAACGCTATTAGATCAGTAATATCATAATTAGGCATTCACTATTTCCCTTTATTTCTTGCTAAAATTTGTATAGCAGAACGATATTTAGATTCATCTTGTATTGTTCTATACTTCATTTTACTTAGACGATCATATGTTTTTTGAGCGTCTTGAATTTTCTTTGCAGTATCATCACCAGAATCTTCATCATCAGCTTCTTGTGGTGCTTGAGTATCTTGACCATCCGCAGGCATTTCATCACCTGTTGGCTGCATCATTTCCATATTCCATCTAGGATCTTTAGATTCTTCATCCATTTGTTCATTCATTTCTTCAATCATATCGTCTGATTGCTTAAGAATTTCTTTTCTGACCCATTCGTGTGAATAATATTTGCCAACCATATTAGCGCCATCAAGTTGCTGAACTAATTGGATACGATTCTGAATAATCTCAGAATCTTTAAGTTCCATAAAGTAATTATCTTTTGCAAATTCGAATCTAATATCAGAAGCAATATTATGCCAATCTTCAATCGACATAATTTGTTTTAGTACCAATTGCTTCTCAAGTAGACTCATGAATAGCTGTGCAAATCTACCACGCAATCTTGTAATAAATTTAGCAAATTTTACTTCATCTCTGGTGATTTCAGTAGCTCTACCAACGGAAAATAGTGCATCAGAATTTAATCTGCTAACTGGAACGTTTAATGTACCATAAAGTTTTTTCTGGAAATATAGAACATCATCCATTTCACCAAGAGTTTGACCACCGGGTAGTGTGGTGACTTCAGTTCCTTTACCACCTTCTCTTCTTGGTAGCCAATAATCTTCGAGCATGGTCATAAATTTACGATCGTCACGAACTTCACCAGTGGCGCCGTCGTAAATTAATCTGTTTTTATGTTTTACCATAATGTCACGGACATATTGTTCCGCTTTCATTTTTGGCAAATTACCAACATCAATATACCAAATTCTTCTTTCAGGTGCTCTAGCAAGTCTGTAAATCACCAGTGCATCTTCAAGAGTTCTAAGCTGATTGAGTGGTTTGATTGCCTTATGGAGGTACGATAATACCATTGTTCCTTGTGTATCAGTCAATCCAGATACAACATGTACAATTGAATCTTTAGCAATTTTTAAGCCTGTAGTAGAAGGTCCGACGGATTTATTACCGTAATTAAAACCTTTGTCATTGAATATAAAATATTCATTTTGCACCTTTGGTATTACGGCTTCGTTACCAATACCACCAGGCACTCTTCTTTTATTTACTTCACGAATTTTTCTGATTTTTCGTGGATCAATATATCTAAGTTCTTTAATACCAGCTTTAGTATCTTTATCATCAATTATAACATGATAATAAAGGCGGCCATCAATATACCAACGGCGATATATCTCATAGGCTTTACCGTTAAAATTTAAGATATTTAGAACATTTTTAAATTCTTCACGAATTGCTTTTTTAGTTTTTTCTGTGATTTCTAGATCATCTAAATCTATTTGAACTAGTTCATCTTCACCAATATCAATTGATTCGTTGATAATTTCATCAACAGCGGCATCAATTTCAGGTTGTAATGACATTTCTCTATATTTAGTAACCAATTCGGCTTCGGTTCGAACTGTGCCGTCTAGATCAATATATGTCCCATACGCACCACCTGCGGCAACGATGAGGGCTCCGTCATCTGCCTCTTTGGGTGCAAATGACGGAGCAATTGTATCAGTTTCAACTTTTCTATTGAACTCGAAGCCGAATAAGCGCATTCTATATTACTTTCAAACGTTTAGACCAAGTGTACTTATCATTCCGAAGCTACACCGGCGCCGGCACCAGGTTGACCGGCTGGAATATCAGAAGCAGGTGCAGCACTAGTCCTAAAAGGAACCCAATAATCATATGCAAAAGTTACACCGAATGATTGAATAGTATTAGTTGCATCCCAGTTCAAATCCATGCTTGAAACACTAACTGGGAAAAGACCAATGAATGAATATTTTCTGATAATTCTACCATCCTTTGAGAACTGTGTTACAGTAGCATCATTGGATTTATAAGAATTACCTGGTGTAATCTTAAGATTACTTGCCAATGTATTCATTAGATTGGACCACTTTTCAAACATATTTCTGACAAGGAAATCCTCATCATTCATAACTGTTACGCTCCAATCATCAAACTCTCTATCACCAGCAAGCTTTATTTTTCTTCCAAAATAAGGAACAGGAACTGATCCGATATTTGCTGGAGGAACTGTAGTTGCATTACATGTGAAAGTAAGTTTTTGGCTGGCGACTGGATCTGTAATAATAAACGGTGGTGTTAAATCCACCTGGAATAGTGAGGGTCTAGCGCCGCCAAACGCTAGCCCTCTTGCCTTGAAGTCATTGATATTAAAAGCCATTTGCCTTGACCCCTACTTAGGAATTAAAATTGACCGACTACGGTTGAGAATTGGACACCAGTGCGAACAGCAACAAAGTTCAATTGAATGAAGTTAATAGATCTGGCTGGCTTGATATAGATATCACCCCAGAATTCATTTCTATCAATTCTTTCAGGCGTATTATTTGTCCCATCACAGACAACTAGGAAGTCTGTAATACCGCGGCGACCCTGAACTTCACGAAGATAAGGATTGACAAGATTTCTGAATTGTGATCTTGTAAATTCATCATTAAATTCAAATAGTGAATATTTTGCTGCTTCAGAAATAGCCTTTTCAAGAACAATAAACAATCTACGAACATTGATTCTATCAAATGCAGATGGTTTTCTTGTTGCAGTTTTATCACCAAA